ACACTGAAACTGGTGATCCCTACACAGTTGATACAATGGTAAAAGAGTGGTTGGACAAGAATCCACATTTCTCTCAACCAGGACCCAAAGGAGCAGGCAGTCAAAGCAATACTTCTTCAACCACAGGTACTGGACAAGTTGACATCAGTAAATTGGATCTGAACAATTCAGAACACAGAGCGATCTATAAGCAATTAAGAAATGAACGCCTGAAGAAGAATAGACAGATCATTTAAACTAACAACTTGTAGAACCAGAGGAGAAATATAATGGCTACATATAACAACACAAGTTCATCAGCGTCAGCGTTGTTGACAAATGTCTTACAAGAGGCAATTTTCACAGCGTCTGAAAGATCAATCGCTGGTGACCTGTTCACTGTCTTTGATATGACAGGAACACCTGGATTAACAGCACAGATACCTGTGTATCCAGAAATCAGTGCCGCAGACTTAACTGAAGGCACACCACTAACATCATCTGAATCAATCACTCCAGCATCAGTGACAATTACTGCCGCTGAGATTGGTGCCAGAGCAGACTTAACAGACCTATTAAGAGAAGCGTCAAACAGAGATGTTGCCGCTGACATTGGTCAGATGTTAGGTAATGCTATTGGTGAGAAGATTGACAGCAACGCTTTCGCGTTCTTTGACAACTTAACCAATGTAGTTGGAACAGGTGGTGCTGAAGTGACTCCTGCCAAAGTATTACAGGCAGTGTACACTTTAAGAAACAACAACGCTCCAACAGACGCGGATGGTGATTACTACTGTGTGATCAACCCATCAGTTGCTTACCACATCGCTAACCTTTTACAAGGTGCTGGTGTTGGAACAAGTGCTAACGCTATGTCAACAGTTGGAAATGACATCTTATCAAAATCTGCTTTTATGGGCAGACTTTACAATGTTAAGATGTTTATGTCTACAGCGGTTGCTAATGACTCAGCCAATGACAGTGTTGGTGCTGTATTCAGCCCACAGTGTTTTGGACACATAGTGAAAAGACCAATTGTTGTGAAAAGCCAAGAACAAGTTTCTGCCAGAGCGGTGGAATTTGTTGGCTCAACAGCAAGAGGAAACGCTATCCTGAAAAACACTTATGGTGTTAAACTAAAAGGTGAATCAACTATTGGCTAATAACCAATAAGAGATTAACCTCCAGGTATATCAAAGGGCGGTAGGCAACTATCGCCCTTTTTTTATACAACTACATTAAGAGTTCCAGCCTCCACTAAATAATGTTGTTCACAGAAGGACTGGAACAAAACAAGGAAGGACCATTTAAATGGCACAATATGCTACAGACACAGATCTGAAGGAATATGAACCAGACATCTTAGAACTGGGGATTCCAAACTTCAAAGACCTACACCAAAAGACCTATGATGACATCAACAGACTGATTGAGATAGAGTGGTGGCCAAGAGCGATATACAGGGATTATGATATCACAAGGGCCGCATACGCTGACATCAACTTTGACCTATTGGTAGATTCACAATGGAAGAGGGCCGCTGTGTTCCACTGTTTGGCATACTACATATACCCACGCCTATCAACCTTCACACCTGAATCAGATGTGTACAGGGAGAAGATGTCATACTACAAGGAAAGATTCCAGGAGGAGTTTGACCTTTGTCTCAGACAGGGTGTGAAATATGACTACAATCAAGATTCTGTGATCCAAGACGCTGAGAAGCAACCAGTCCATTTCAACAGACTGGTTAGATAATGTCAGCGAGGGAAGATATTTTAAAGAGATTAGAAAAGGTGTTGGCCAATATGACCAACCCAGGACCTGGCAAGGTGTCAAGGGACTTCTTTGACTTTGAGAAGTTGGCCATCACACAGTTCCCAGCCATACTGGTTGTGCCCTTGAATGAATCAAGGGAGGACATATCAATGGATGAGCGTAGGGGCGTGATGGATGTGTCAATGAGGTGCTTTGTGAGGGGCGAGGGCATAGACACAAGGCGTAATGACATAATCAGGAACATAGAGGAATCACTTGAGACTGAGAGAAATCTCAGCATCACATCAGTTGAGACAGGCACACACATTGTGAGCACACAGATAACCAATGTACAGGTGATAGAGCGACAACCCCCAATTGGTGAGGTCACTGTTGTGGCCACAATCACATATCACTACAGGAAAGGAAATGCTTAATGAGTGTAGAACTATTTGACAAACAAGGGAATTCAGAGATTGTTGAGAACCGCAAGGTCCAACAATATTTGAAAGATGGGTGGACTTTTTCAAGACCAAACAAGGTGGAGAAACCCAAGCCAACAAAGGCCAAAAAGGTCCCAACAACCAATGAAGAACCCGCGAAGGCGACTATATTAGAAGCAGAAGCCACAGCGGAAGTAATCAAACCAACCAACAAGGAGAAATAACCTATGGCAACTATAGTAGGAACAGATGGTGTGGCAAAGTTTGATGTGACAGGCTCTGCTACAACTATCGCTTCTGTGAGATCATTTTCAATCTCACAAGTGGGAGATATCATTGAGACCTCAGTGATGGGCACTCAAGCAAAATCATATCTACCAGGACAAACATCATTCACAGGCACAATGGATGTGCTATTCAACTCAGGCGACTCAGCACAAGACACCTTGGCGGCCGCTGTTGGATCAGATCCAGCGACTGTTGAGTTATACCCAAGTGGTGAAGTATCAGGAAAGAAATTTACTGGTGAAGTAATCATCACAGGCTATGACCTGACAGCAGACCAAAATGATGCTGTCACAGCCACTGTGTCCTTTCAAGGCACAGGAGCATTAACATACGCGAGTGTGTAAATGATAACAGGCATTTTTAATGCTGTAAGGGGCAACCAAACCCTGGGCAGGAACTTTGAGGTGTTTATGGACAGGACAGCCAACACACTGTTGGTGAATCTTAGAAAGTTCACACCCAAGCGTTCAGGGTTGGCGGCTCGCTCTTGGTACAAGAGGAAGGGAGTTGGCAACACATACAACATAGCCAACAAACAACCTTATGTGGCAAGGCTTGACAAAGGATACAGTAGGAAGGCACCAAATGGCTTCTACAAACCAGCGTCAAGGGAAACAACAAGAACCAACAAGGGGAGATTTTTTAAATGACAGATATAAGAAAAAACATCAAGCAACATTACAGCACAGTAATTGGTGGCGAGATGAAGAAAATGACAGTGGAAGAATGGGACTGTGACATCTATTACAGACAGACCAATTCATTCAAGGATGAGGCCAAGATGATATCATTACAGGCCAAGGGCGAGATAGTTGAGGCCCTTGTACAGTCAATCATATCAAAGGCCAGGAACAAGGATGGGTCAAAGATGTTTCAGGAGGCTGACAGGAGTATGCTTCTAAATGAGGCAGATCCAAAGGTGCTGACCAGGATAGCCACAACGCTGAACAATGCCCAAGTGAACCTTGAGCAGGCTGAAGCGGCAAAGGAATCAGAACCAACACAGAGTTAAGGTTCCTGATGTTGTTGGCTTCAAGGCTCCACAAGAGCCTGGAGGAGATACAACAACTTTCTGTGTTGGAGTTAAAATTATGGGCAGGGCTTATGGCTTTTGAACAGGAAGAGAGCCAGAAGACTATGAACCAAAGGAAGAGGTAAAGACAAATGGTCACAGAGAACTACAATGTCAAGGTCCAGGTACAGGGTGCCAGGCAACTTGACCAACTGAATGCTTCAACCATCAGGATACAGAACAGCCTGGGTGGTCTTGGCACAGCGGCCAAACTGGCCACAGGAGCCATCGCGGCGATTGGGGCACAGAGGGTTGGTAGGAGTTTTCTAAATGTGGCGAGGAGTCTTGAAACACTCCAACAAAGATTCAAGTTCCTGTTTGGGACAGCAGAGGAAGGTGCCAAGGCGTTTGACCAACTGAGGGAATTCGCTGGCACTGTGCCTTTCTCGCTTGAAGAGATAGCACAGGCATCAGGTGTACTTGCTGTTGTTTCAGAGGACGCTGAAGAACTTAGGAAGAACTTGGAACTCACAGGTAATGTGGCCGCGGTCACAGGACTTGATTTCAGGACCGCTGGTGAACAGATCCAGAGGGCCTTGAGTGCTGGTATATCTGCCGCTGATCTCTTAAGGGAGAGAGGTGTCAGGGACCTATTGGGCTTCAAGGCTGGGGTCACAGTCACAGCGGAAGAGACAGCAGAAGCACTTGAGAAAGTGTTTGGTCCAGATGGCAAGTTTGGACAGGCATCTATCGCATTGGCATCAACCTTTGATGGTTTGGTTTCAATGGTGGGTGACAAAATGTTCACCTTCCAATCTATGGTTATGGACGCTGGTCCTTTTGATATGTTGAAATCAATTGTGGCCACGCTCAATGACGCCCTATCAGAACAGTTTGGAGACATAGAGAAGGCCGCTGAGCGTATTGGTGGTGGCATAGTGAAATCAGCGGAGACAGCCATTGTGGGTGCTGGATACATCATAGACGCTATGATGCCAGTGTTCAAATTCTTCCAAGAATCATACAACAACATTTTAAGGGCAACAGATTCATTACCAACAGGCATCAAGACACTTGGTGTGGTTGGATTCCTGATGCTGGGCCTCACAGGCAAACTTGTGGTGGTCACAATAGGAGCCATCATAGACAATGTGATGGAGATGTTGGGCACACTGTATGGTGCCATTGGTAAAGCGGTTGGCGGACTTGGAAACCTCATAGCCAAGATACCAGGGCTTGGTGACATTGGTACCTATATGAAAGAGGCTGGCGACATAGCACAGCAAGAGGCCAACAAGATGAAGACAGCATTTGACAAGGTTGGCGAGGGGGCTGATGGTGCTGGCGAGATGAATTTAACATTCCTTGAGAAGATTGAGTCAGGGGAGGTTGTGCTTGGCAAGTATGGCGAGCAGTTATACAACCTGGTGCTCCAACTCAGGGAGAAACAGAAAGCATTAAAGAAAACACAGGAAGAGATGGACAAACTCAAGAAGGCCACTGAGGCCACTTCAAACACAACCAAGGCGGCCACAGTCACATTCAAAAACTTCAAGGACACTTTCATTGAGACATTTGACAAGATGTATGAGAAGTTTGATCCTGTACAGGAAGGCGTTGATCTACTGACCAAGGGATTTGAAACATTCAAGAGGGGTGTTGGTGATGCTTTCGCTGATGCCATACTGGGTGCCAAGAATCTTACAGAGGCACTGGGACAGGTGGCCAAGGCCATATTCAGGCAGTTGATATCAGGCATCATACAGATAGGTCTTGAGATCTTTGTGTTTGACATACTCAGGGAGAAACTGAAACAGATCAGGGGCGAACAGAACAATTTGAACAGGGCACTTGGCGTTGAACTTGGATTGAGGGCCGCACTGGCTTTCTTCACAGGTGGATCAAGCATTGGAATACCATTCCTGGCAGAAGGTGGTCCAGCCAAGAGGAACCATCCTTACATTGTTGGTGAGCAGGGACCAGAACTTTTTGTTCCAAACAATTCAGGCACAGTGGTGCCAAATGATCAATTAGCAATGGAAACAGCGGCTGGTTCAGGAGATGTCAACATCAATTTCAACATCAGCACAGTTGATGCCTCAGGGTTTGATGAACTACTGTTATCAAGGCGAGCGGTGATCACAGGAATAATAAATGAAGGTGTCACAAGACAAGGAAGGAAGGCGATAGTATAATGGCTTACATTGGAAACTGGCCAACAACAGTTGGTTTCAACACAACAAATTTCAAGACAATAACTGACACAAGGCAGACAGTGTCACAATCAGGTAGGAGGATTAGGGTATCCACAGCATCATCAAGGTTCTCAGCCACATTGAAATATCCACCAATGACTCTGGCCAATTGGAAACCAATACAAGCGGTGGCGGTGAGATCACAAGGACCATTGAACAGTTTTGACATACAACTACCATCTGTAAGTGACAACTCATCAGGCACAACTGGTATAACAGCCACAGTGAATGGTGCCACTTCACAGGGATCAGCATCAGTGGTGCTGGCCACAAACAAGAATTCAACAACCATACTCAAGGCTGGTGATGTGGTAAGGTTCGCCTCACACACCAAAGTGTATATGGTGACCGCTGACGCCACAACTGATGGTGCTGGTGCTGTCACAATTGGTATCAGTCCAAACCTATTTGAAGATGTCACAGACACATCCTCAGTCACAGTGGATGATGTGCCTTTCAGGATGACACTTGAGCGAGATGTACAAGAATTCAAGTATGCCACAAATGGAACAGTGGCCTATGAGATTGATGTAATAGAGGAACTATAAGATGGCAAGGGGACTGGAATCAGCACTCAAGACATACCTTGCTAACCAAAGCCAGGTCAAGGCGGGACTTGTTGAGATTGAAACATCAACAGGCACAGTGTATTACACAGACGCCTCATTTGACATCACCTATAATTCAAACACATACCAAGCACAGGGCAACTTCATCTCTGTCACAGAGGTAGAGGAGAACGCTGAACTTGTGATAACCAACTGTATCCTGGCCATCAGTGCCTTGGACACAGCCAACATAACAAAATTCGCCACATCAGACAATGTGAACAAGTCAGTCACAGTCAGGGTGGCATACATTGATCCCACAGACAATTCAATAGTGGGCACACCAATCATAACTTTCAAGGGCAAGATAACAGGATACACAGTCACAGATGCCAGGAACACAGCCACAATTGGCCTTGAGATAGCATCAACATTCGCCAACTTTGAGAAGACAACTGGTAGGAGGACCAATGAAGGGTCATTCCAGAAGGAACACCCATCAGATAGGAGTATGGAGTTCGCACACCAGACCATACAAGACATACTTTGGGGGAAGACATAATGATAAGAGATTTCAAGACAACAGATGTGAACCAGTGTATTGACCTGGCCTATGATCACGCCGCTGAGGCGGGAGGTGGCATTGGCAAACTCAACAGGGATAAACTGATAGACTTTGTTAAAAAGGTCAACATAATGGATGGATACAAGGTTTTCATCAGTGAGCGTGGTGGAGAGATTGATGGCTATGTTGTGTGCTATGCCTTTGAGAACCCTTGGACAGGGGTCACAGAGGGAATGGTCACAATGTTGTATGTGACACCCAGCAAGAGACAGGGCTTCACAGCCAAGGACCTTTTGGTGGCGGCGGAGCAGTGGTTCAGGGATTGTGATTGTGAATTCTTCTGTGCTTCTGTTAGGGCTTTTAACAGCGATTATTCAGCCAACAAAGAATTCATAGACAATGGAGATAATTTTTTCAACAGGATGATGACACCTTGTGGACATCACTACATCAAGGAGATCTTATAATGGGTGGAGCAGTAGAAGCCGCAGTCAACATAGTAAAGAAGGCAGTGAATGTTGTGGTCAAGGCAGTGAGCAGTGTGTTCAGTGCTGTGGGCAATGCCATTGGTGGTGTTTTTGGTGGATTGGTTCCAGATGTTGGTATACCTGACCTGGGCAACATTGACCCAGGGGCCAGTGCTGATGGTGTAAAAATCACAAAGAATGGCACAAACCTTGACATACCTGTGATATATGGATTCAGGCGTGTGGGTGGCAGGATCATATTCGCGGAGACTAATGGAGACAGCAACAAATATCTATATGTGGTGTATGTGATCTGTGAGGGCGAGATTGAAGGCGTCAAGCGTGTGTTGATCCAGGATGTTGAACTACCATCTCCTGGGAACAAATACAACAATGGTGAGATCTACACCATAACCTCAGGCAGGTTCGCCAACAGGTTGAAAATACAGATCTACAATGGCACAGAATCACAGACACAGAGCAGTCTGGCCAATGAATCCAAGAGTTGGGGCAACAGGACAAGGCAACTACCTGGTGTGGCCTACTGTGTGGCAAGATATGAATGGAAGAAGATTGAGACACAGGAAGATTCAGATGCCAACCCCTATACAGGTGGTATTCCAAGCATTCAATTTGACACCTTGGGCAAGAAGGTGTACAATGTGATCAATCACACAGGTGGTGAAGATTTAGCCAATGATTACAGTGGTTTAACCAAGACATTTTCATACAACCCTGTGAGTTGTGTACTGGACTACCTTATGAACACAAGATGGGGTTGTGCCATACCCAAAGAAGAGATAAATGCTGATTCCTTCAAGACAGCGGCCATAAAATGTGCCCAACAGATAACCTATTCAACAGGACAGACAGGCAAGGCGATGACTATGAACGCTGTGGTATCAACCAAGGCAACGCTGTTGGACAATGTCAAGCGATTGCTCACAGGTAGCAGGGCGTTTATGCCTTTCATTCAAGGCAGATACAAGTTGAAGGTTGAGGATGGAGGCAATGAGGTTGACATCACATCAGCCACGCTGACTTCAGCGTATGATCTATCAGAGACAGAACTGTTGAGCGATGTGACCCTACAGGGAGAACAGAAGGCCAACAAGTACAACCAGGTGATTGTGAGGTATGTGGATCCAGACAAGGATTTCACAGAACAGGAGGCCATCTACACAGAATCAGCGGATGTCACAGCGGATGGCGAGGACCTGATTGGTGATTTTGATTTCTCCACAGTGTCCAATCCAAACATAGCACAGGATCTGGCCAGGATGATTTACAAGAAGTCAAGGAACCAGAGATACATCAATTTCACAGCGACGCCAGAATTGCTTGATGTTGAACCAGGAGACATCATCAGGGTTTCAAGTGAGGTGTTAAATCTCACATCAGCAACATTCAGGGTGGTAAACATCACCATCAATGAGGATGGCACAGTACAGATACAGGCCAGGGAACACACAGCGTCTGTGTATCCATTTGTGTCAGGCCCACAGATTGTGATCCCATCACAGTTGTACAAGCCAGACAACTACTCACTGGTCCCTGTTCCAAAACCAACACCAAGCGTGCCAATCTCAGTGGCACCACCAAATGACTCTGAGGACCTTGTGTCAGATCCAAACCTTGATTCAGGCGGCTTACCAGGTTTCATCACACAGCCTGTTGAAGGTGTCAATGACATCTTGCCAGATGCCCCTGACCTTTCAGCATCAACCAGTGTGACCAAATTCCAAACATCATCCACAGGTGGAGACAGCACTACCGCACTGTTGGTCAACACCTCAGGCTATAGATGGCCAATCAACACAGATTTCGCAGAAGGTGAGAGGAATGGTGTGTTGTTCAGTGAGATGGATTTCAAGTTCCATCCACCACAGGATCAAACCATTGACACTGTGAGATTTTACTACTACTCTGTGTCCACAAAACTGGTCACAAGGATAGTGGACAAACCAATAAATTACAACAACATAACAGCACCACAACATTTTGTATTGGATGGTATGAATGATGACCTTTACCTCATACCGCGTTTCAGGAACAGTTCAGACAACAGGGAATACCTGGATGGCAGTCAGCCTGTGAGTGGGTATGGACAGGTGGCTTACACAAACCTCAAAGACCAATATATAACAGGTACCAATTTTGAAGCGGCACTGAACAATGTGCTCCAGTCAAAAGATTTTAGAAATGACCCAAATGTGAGATCAACCTCACACAACTTAGGAGGATAGGATGGCCAGTTATTTTGACAGCACAGATCAATCACTGAAGATAGTTGAATACACCTGGGATGAACTCTCAACAGAGACCTGGGCGGATCACCAATCCTGGCAACAGGGATCAGTGAACTTTGGAAGCCTCAGTGGCATTGGTGATGAAACACCTGACATTGAGTACTTCACCAACATAATAGATTTTGGTTCAAAGGCCTGGGTGAACCCATTGTGTACAGTGGACGCTGTGGGAGATGTCAACATCAAGGTGTTCTCTTCAGAGACACAACCCAGTGACTTCATCACAGGTGATCCTGGCATAGATGCCCAGACAAACCAGTCTCTGTCAGCGTTATATGGCAGGTACTTCCAGTTCAAGGTGGAGGTGTTCTCTACATCAGTTGGACAGGCCCAACTCAACAAGGTCAATACCACGCTGAGTTCAAGGACACAGTCTGAATTCTTCCAGGAATCCAGCACACTACACAATGGTACCACAGAGATGAGGTATCCCACGCTGGCAAACACCTATTCAAAGATACTGTCACTGAATGGACACGCCAGACTGGTGGACACAGATGACAGCACACCATTGTTGCTTACAGGCATTGGCGACAGGTCAGCGAACGCCATCTCAATAATAAATTCAGGTGGTGTTGATGCTGTGGAGGATGTTTACAAGTTTGAACCAGCCGCACTAAGGTTCAATGACAACACAGGATCAGCACTCACAGACACAAATGACAAGTTGGAGTTCAGTATGTCCAGCACAGGCATCACCACAGGTGACTTCCAGATAGATTTCTGGTACAAACCAGTCAAGATGACCTGGTTGGATGGTATCAGTTCTCCGCCCAACTACGCCCACTCCCCCTACTTCTTCCACCTTGACACAGGTGGCACAGACATCTATCTGAGGACAGGCACAGGCAATGGTGCCATTGAGGTATCTTACAGCCTAAATGGCTCAACTTGGACATCAGCAGGCTCATTTTCAACAGGGCACAACCCCACAGGCGATTGGTACCAGATCAAAGTGGCCAGGGACAGTGGCACACTCAAGATCAGGAATCACAACCTTGCCACAGTTTCAGCGGGGTCCTACACACAGGACATAAGTTCAGCCACAATGAGGCTTGGTGACCTTGGTGGCAACGCCACAGTGGGCAACTTCTACATAGATGATTTCAGGATCTTGGACATATTCAAGGCACCTGGTAGCACAGGGGGACCCAATTTTGATGAGATATCAGGGGCGGAACCAATCTTGGATTCAAACACCCAGTTCCTGCTCACAGGACAGACCTCCAATGTCACACCAGGGCAGACCAATGTACCAGTGATCACAGTGGGTGCCCTCACAGACAGGACACAGGCCAGGTATGCTGTGTACAGGAGTTCAGGTGAGGTGGTGGACGCTGATGTGGCACTACAGGTTGTGGGCCTCAGGGCCCTGAGTTCAGACTCAGATGGAAACATAATAGAAGGATAATGGAGCAGGTGGATGATTTGGTTGGTGATTGGTTTGGTTGTGTTCATAGCGGTGATGTGGCTCTGGATAGAATGGATCAAGCGGGACCTGAAATGATTAAATACAAACAACAAGGAGACAACTTATGGCGTGGCCAGCAAACAGTTCAAACATAGACACAACAAACTTGGATTCATCAGCGGATTCACCAGCGGCGGCGAGGGCAGATTTAAAGACAGCACTGGATGAATTGGCCAATGTGATAGATGGCAGGAACCAGGCATCAGGCGTGGCGGGATTGAACGCTTCCAGCAAGATATCAGCCGCACAACTACCAGATGAGATAAATTCCAGTTCAGGCAACAACCTCACACTGGACCCAGACACATCAGTGGTCACAGTGGAGAACATTGTGAGACTGACACCACAGACAGTGGCACAGTTGGGAGCCATAGGTTCACCCGCTGATGGTATGATGGCGTTCTGCTCAGATGGTGGTGACTCAGCCGCACAGGGCGTGTTGTGTTATTACTCAGCGGGCCAGTGGAGATCAGTGGTTGATGGGAGCATAGTCACATAATGACCCTTAAGGAGAGGATACAGAGGATAGAAGACAAACTCAATCTCCTGATCAACAATCACCTCTCACATATGGATGGCAGGATCAAGCGGAATGAATGGCTACTCTACACCATCTTGTTCTTCCTGTTGGGCATATCCTTCAAATTGATGTGGGCCTAACCCCATTTACCAATACATAATTTTGTGAAACCAGAGGACTTTGAGCGACGCCTCCTTGACCTTGGCTATGTGTGGCGATCAGCCAGCAGGAAGAATATGATGCCAGGTTGGGAGAGGCCCAAGACCAAGCGGACCAGGTGTGCCCTCAGCGGCGATCAGTTCTGCCCGCAGTGCCTGTCAATAACCCTGGTCCATAGATCAAATACCCTCAACATCAACTGTGGCGTGTGCCACCGCAACCAAAGACGCCCGCTATAACTGATTGAGCAATTGATCAGGCGTTATGTGTTGTGACATCCAGGCCTTGGGCTTGGGGTGTACCCAGGTGATTGAACACCTTGTGCTGGCCCTGACCAACCACGCCCGCTTACGCTCTGGCATCTTGTTGGGCCTGTGTCCCCTGAATTCATAGTGTGCCTGCTGTAGTGAATCATTGGTGTTGTCCCAGTCAGCACCTGATATCAGGAGATCAGTGTGTCCCTGTCTCAGTGCCACCTCCACAGCCAGGGTGCCTGAGCAGTGTATCTGGTTGTAGTGCTTGTCAATGTTGGTGAGTGAGCGCCATCCCGCGGTTTTCCAAACTGCCTGAGTGTAGTAGTCAACACCTGGTGTGAGTGCCTGTTGGTTCAGTTGTGCCACAATGGGCCTGTCATAGGCCACCACTGTGTCCACTGACCTCCACTGTTCAATGTGATTACAGCCAATCTCTGTGTTGAACCTGGGCAACTTGGTGATTGACTCCATCACACTGGGTCCTGACCACCAAATCATACAACTGTCGCGTGAGATCAATTCAGCCATTTGTGATATTTACAAGGGACTGATTACATCAGTCCAAAAAGGACTGGCGTCCTTTTTCTTTCTCCTCCTTCCCCTTTGGGCAAGTGAAACTTTTAGCAAAATACCAAAAGATCACTCAGTGAAGCACACTACATCCACGCCTTTAACTGTTGAGGGTTCTCATATCCAACAGACTTGCTTTCGCAATCGCCAACTTCCGCCCACAAGGACCACAGGTGTGCTGTGTGAGACTTGGAGTCCAAGCCCTTGTGACCTGACACACAAAAGTCACCAAAATGTGCCAGCATAACTGTCCATTTGTTTATACTGTCCTTACCTAACAGTGTCGCCCACAGCAGGGCTCAACAATCAGAGGGTGTTGTGAACTCTTGCGAATTTGTGTTGCTGTTATGTGTGCCTGGAGATGCCTATATGCCTAAAATGTACTGTTATTTATACAAACACATAATACACGCCTTGAAATGTGAAATCAATGGCAAAAAACCCCCATTTTATGGCATTTTTAAGAGGTTGACACAATTACCAAAATATGCTATACTGAACTATGAACAACAAAGGAGCACAAATGAAAAACATAATAGAGGTATTGATAGCAGTTGAACAGGACAGCGAGGGCAGGGACATTGACATTGGTTTTATGATGGCACCCAAGCACCAGACCTGTGAACAAAAGCGAGTGAAGGCACAGTCAGCCATTGACACAGGTGCCTACCGCAACTGGAGTGGCAGGAACAGGGTCAAGTTCATTGACCAAGCCCAGGCCAAGGGCCACACAGTACAGTTGAGGGTGTTCAAACAGGTTGACAGCACACAAGGCTGTGCTATACTTTAGGATAACAAAGGAGAAAAACATATGAACAAAGACATAGAGTACAAGGGTGGCATAACCATCAGATCAAACACAGGTGGTGCCGCCACTGAGGTCAAAGACCTGTCACAACTCAGTGACACACTGAGGCGAACATATGATGAGCACATCAACTGGGCAAGGCAGTTCTACAGGGAGCGTTATAGTGAAGAACTGTGGGCCAAGGCGGATGAACTGATCGCCCACACCAAGATTGAGTTCTTTGGTGAGGATGACGCCTCAAACACACAGGGATTTGGCAAGGATGGCTACATCAATGGGGCCTATCAGCGTTGGGAAGAACAGTGTGTGGCACACGCTGACAAGAACAAGGCTGAGATCACCACGCTGATCCAACAGAGACAGCAGGCCAGGGACAAGATGAACCAGCACAGGCCAGCAGTGGACAGGATCGCCAAGACCAATGGCACAAACTCAAGGAGCCAGAGAGACAGTTGGCAGGATGTGGCTGAAAAACTGGGCATCTTGAAATACCTCACAGACACAGGCCAGTTGAGCAAGGCCAAGTTGAAAAAGAAAAGCAAGGGCGACAGCACAGTGATCAAACAGGTGCTTGACACCTACAACACACAGTATGTCACACAGGCCAACGCCGCCCTGAGACAGGCACAGCAGATGAAGAAATCACACAACCAGGCGGATCTAAAAGAGAGGGTTGAGTATGAAAGGCAGTGGCGGGAGATCCAGCGACTGGACAGGCAGATCGCCCTACTGAGTGCCCATATGATACAACAGTACACAGACAATTGGTCATACACATACAACAAGATCAAAGAGAAGCAGGCGGCGTGATCAAGCGAGCGATATTGGTGCTGATGATAGTGATCAGCACCGCCCACACAACAGAACTCACTGAAAGTGAACAGCGTAAGCAGAAATTGTTCCACAGCCTCACTATAGCGGATGCCCTAACAACCATAGTGGGTGTGGGCAAGGGACTCAAAGAGAGCAGTTGGATCCTGGGTGCCACACCAGAACCGCACACAGTGATTGGTTTCTTCATAGCAAGGAACCTACTACAACAGCACATCACTGAAGAGATCATACCAGCGGAATGGAGAGACAAGTGGCAGAACAGTTGGATAGCGGTACAGGGGGCGTATGTGCTGAACAATCTGATTGTGTTGGGGCGGTAGGGCCAAGTAATAAATAATTGGGAATGGCAGGCCCCAACTTACTCCTAAAGCAAGCGAGCCATTCAAAGACACAGGTTTCTATACCTATATGCCATTGATCCTGTGCTCTTGGGGCCACCCATCCCCCACAAACTGAGCGGTCAAGACTGGTAGGCATTGTGCTTATGGTGGCACATATGACGCGGTTTTTGGCATCCTGGAGATGTCAGCCTAAAATACCCCTTTTAACCCGCCAAATAGCCCTCTACAGCGTGATAAACACAGATCTGGGCCAGTTGTACCCCGCCAAATTCACCACCTTTCTACGCTTGTCTACAGCGTTCTCAAGGTGTTTGGCACTGGTTGACACAGATTCCAATGTGTGCTATACTGAACTATGTTTAACACAACACAAGGAGCACAGATGAAGCCAAAACACTTAGACTATTATTACAGTGAACAAAAGGTTGATTCATTGACAGATGTTGAACACCGCAAGAACTACAGCAAGCGGTTGAACTTAGAGATGGCCAAGATCAAGGCCAAGCAACATCAACTCAAGCAGACACTGTTCATAATCCGCACCAAGCGTGACAAGTATGGTCTCACAGCAGAGCAGATCCTGGCGGACCTGGAGGTGAATGCTCAGGGGATCATTGACCAATTACAGCAGGAACGCGATGCCATAATGGAGGCCAAGCGGTTGGTCAATCGCATATTGAAGTGGCAACTCCACAGCGATTGAGGGGTTGACAACAGTGGCACAGTAGTATAAAATAACTGAGGATGGCGAGGGGAGAACCCCCAGACTATTCTCCTTAATGGGATCAGCCGCTCGCTGTATGTGGCCAATGTACTGAGAGGCTGATCCCTGATATGGTCAAGGGGGCCAATGTGCTCCATACTGAAGGCCCCCTGACCGCCCAATCCCTAACGCCAAAATGTTCTAAATACAGATGGGTTCCACAGTCTCCCCAGACTGAGCGAACACTGACAGGAACCCCTTTTATCTGGCATTGTCAGTGTTCGCAGTCCGCCCTACTGTAGTGTGTGCTTGGCCTCTGCCTTGATCACCTCAAGTGTCTTCAGCAACTCCTCTGCCAATCTCTCCTGTGTTAGTCCAAGTTCTGAACGCTCCAGTATCTTCAAAATCAATTGCTGTGTCTGTGCCTGTGTCAAGCCCAATTCCTCAAGCAACTGATTGACCTTTTGTTCCGCTGTTATTTTCTCAAACATAGTGCTCCTTTTGTTATACAGTCAGTATAGCACATTTTGGCTATTGTGTCAACCTATGCTGTCAACCCCCACACACGCTGAGGTTGTATATTTCTTTGTGTGTTAGGTTGACACAGCGTTATATTGTGCTATACTTAGATATAACACACAGGCACAGAGTTATTGTTAATGACTTAATATAATTCCTTTCTGTTTGCCTGTGTGTTGTATCTCCTTTCACAGGGGAGTGCTAATCCGCTTTGATCCTGTGATGGTTAGATTGTTTTAATCTTAAAGTATCACAACAGCCTTACTGTCAAAAGCAGTAGGGCTTTTGTGTTTTCAGAGGTTGACACATTGTTCAAGTTATGCTATACTAACACTATAACAAAGGAGAAAAACACAATGGCAGACACATACAACAGCAAAGACAAAGCACACAAGTTGATTGAACTTGTGAACAAGGCGTTTGACAGTTATGACTTCAGGGATGAACAGGGTATGACTTCAGACAACCTCATAGTTGAGGCCTTGGACACAGAGGTCAGTTTCTTGGCACACTGTGTGGCGGAAGGACTGAAAGGCGTCAATGGTAGATGCTATCCCTATGACAGGGAGGAGATCATTGAGCACATCAACAGTGAGTGTAATATAGAAGCCTAACACACCTTCAAGGGAGGTCAGAAAGGTGGGCACACTGGGAGGAGGGTGCCCCCTGAACACACGCTGTGGTTGTGGCCTATAGCAATTATAAAAATTTTTAATCTTTTGGGCCCAGTTGACACCTGCCAGATCTGTGCTACACTCAAACACAAACAACAAAGGAGCGAATATGATATGTTATACAGCAAATGAACTGATAGAAGTGTTGAAGGAACAATGGGTTGACCAGGGTCAGGGCGATGAACCGCTTATGTGGGAATTTGTGGGCAGGAGACACTGTGAGCGTTATGCCCCAAACATCACCAAAAAGCAGTTCAGGCACATAGTTGAGCACATTGATGACAATTGGATCCGCAATGAATTCCATATGGGATTGATGAGCAGTTCTGTTGATCTTGGCATCTATAAAAAAACTAATGACTGACCAAAAAAATTCTTCGCGAAAAACAGGGCTACGCCCCATTTGTGTTAATACAGGCTGTGACCAGCCAGTCACATACAGCCACACCTCACGCTCAGGTGTGAGGCGTTGGCGTCCTGTGTGTTCCAGGTGCCAGCGGGCATCATATGGCAATGGTGATCACGCCCAGGGCGTGACACCCATCAAGCGGACCCACTGTGAGAATGAAGATGGCAGGCTGGGCTATGAATGTACCGCACACATAGCCTATCCAGGCGTGCTGGAGTTGGACCACAGGGATGGTGACAGGTGTAATAATGACCCTGCCAACATACAGACCCTGTGTAAGGTGTGCCACTCCTACAAGGGACACATCAGCAATGACTTCAGGCGGCGTAGGTTGACACCACAAAGTGAATCAGTTATAATAACACAAAACAAGGAGCAACAATGAAACAGGAGACAGCATAATGGCATTCAAGGACAAGGCAAGGCAGAGGGCTTACCTCAACGCCTGGCGACAGCGGAACATTCAGCGGGGTCTCACCGCTGTGGGCGGCCAGAGATACATCCGCAACTACACACACCTCACAGGCCACACCATAAGGGAGTGGCAGGAACAGGTCAATCAGCACAAGATCAAATGGCGGGACCTGCCTGAAATCATCAAACCCAGGGTCAGGGACACACAAAGACCCAAGATCACCAAGCCCAGCAGGTGGCGAGACAAGACAGGCGAGACCCTACAGCAGATGGCCACAAGATTGGGCCTATCCAAGGAGGCGGTGAGGCGTAGATTGAACCAATATGGCACCGCGGAACCCCAGCATCTGAGATCATACCGCAAAAAAGTCGCATAATCACTGGCTTTTTTGGTGGTTGACACACAACCTAAATTGTGTTATACTATAGTATGAACACAACAAAAGGAGCACAGATGAAATACAATGAACTATCACCAGCCAGACAACTGTATGTGAAGAAGCAGGCTGACAAACAGGGCATAACACTGAAACAATACCTGGAGGCCAAATATGGCACCAAGCAACAGGTGAAGAAATACCCATTCACACAGATTGAGGACGCCACTTTCAGATTGGAGAGGTTGGACTACATCACAACAGAGATGGCAGACCTATACAACACCTATGCTGATGAGTATGGCAAAGATGATGTGGCACCATTGAGGGACACCAACCTCACAGAACAGGACCACTGGTACCTGGCAAAGATTGGTTCTCACACAGTGGGCTTTGTGATGAACCTTAGGGCCAACAACAAAAAAGGTGATGTCACAGGTCTCATAGAAAATGTGTATGTGAAGCCAGCCTACAGAGGATGGGGTGTGGCAGAAAGGATTTATAAGGAAAGCATCAGACAGGGCAACAAACTAATCACCCTGTGTTGGGCAAGGATCAGTACCGCAAAGCAACAGGCCTACTGGAGCAGGGTTGGTTTCAGATCATTACACCTGATGATGGGACAGGCGGCGGCGGATAATTCGCTGGTTTACTTGAGCACTGAAGAACAAAAGGTATCTCCAGTACAGTTCAACTATCCACAGGAGATGTCATTGGCGAGATTTCACTGTAGAAACATCAACAAATTGACACACCAGAAGTTGGGCTTCTCACCAGAGCGAACTCAGATTAATCAATACACACAGGATTGTGAAAGCATCACACAGCAATACCTGGCAGAGCGTGGTCTGTTGAAAGTGGAGGCATAGGAGCCAATCAATAAATATCCAATATGACCAGACCCATACTCACAGACAAGCACCACACACAGATCAAGCGGAACCTGGCACAGGGCCTCAGTTGGAACACAGGGCTCAGGTACAAGATTGAACTCACAGCGGAACAGCGACGCCACAGGAGTGAGATCCGCAAGGGCAAGGGTCAGGGACCAAGACCTGATCAGTGGATCACAGGACCAGACCCAGTGGTGAGACAGTTGAGGCGTAGATGGTTATTGGCCAAGAACCAGGCCAAGTTTTGGTCACAGGAGTGGGATCTCAGTTGGGACACCTACAGGGACATCCTGTTGGACCACGCGGACCAATTGGGCAGGCGAGGTGACAGCCTCAACCTGGTAAGGCGTGACACCACTGAGGGTTGGACACCAGGCAATGTTGAGGTCAGGGAGCGTTTGGCGGCAATGAACAGACCCACCAAAGGCAAACACAGGATCAGGCCCAAGGGACTGGGCAAGGGCACACACCACTGGCGTGCCAAATAAAACTGTTGACTTTTAGAGTTTTAATAAATAAAATAGTAAATAAAATTTAACAAGGAGAAAACAATGGCAGACAAAACAACCAACACAGGTGAATGGATTGAACAACTGATCCTACAATCAGCCAAGATGGCACTGAGGCACTATGGAGACCTGAGGGATTCAGAGACAGGCGAGCAGATGGCTGTGTCAGACAAGGAGGACATCATCAACTGTAATGAGAGCAGTTGGATCAAAAGGGTCAAGGAGTCCATCACCGCGGAACAAGAAGACAAGTACACCGCAGGGGCACAACTGATAAAAGAGTTGAAGGACTACTGGGACACACATCCAATCAAGAATGATGATGAGGACCTATGGCACATCCTGAGGCGAGCGGACAAGTCACAATGGCAGAGCCTGATAGGTGCTGTGGCACAACTGTTGAAGGATGGCTATGAGCACAAGGTATGGAACAAGAGCCTTTGCCAGACAGCACTGTTGGACCTACTGGCGGCAACAGAGTCAGACAAGTGGGACACAGTGATGAGTGAAGGGTTCAAGGGCAAGAGCCACAGGTTCAAGACACAGATATGGAAGGTGGCAAGGATGGCTGTGGAGATAGTGGAACCATTCACCAAATGACAGACAAGCGACACCCCCTGATGAAGAACAAGATGAGGTTGAGGTGGCTGAGGCACAAGGCACAGGCCAAGCACAGGGGCGAGCCCTATGAGTTCACCTATGAGAGTTGGCGTGCTGTGTGGCAGGCGTCAGGCAAGCAGGATGAGATGGGCAGGTTGAGGCACCACTACACAATGGTGAGGCGAGATCCCACACAGGCCTGGAGTGCTGACAATGTCAAGATAATGAAGCGATCACAACACCACACCAGGCGAGAGACCAAATACACCAAGGACAGCATAGAACCAAACTACATCCTGGACTAAATAAGTTTGAATAAATAATATTCAAACAACACAAAGGATTTAGAACTATGCCAACAAAAGCATCAATCACCACAAGGACAGGCAAGGGTTCACCGCTGACAACAGCGGAGATGGACAACAACCTTACCAACCTAAGGGACCAAAGTATAGCCATAGCGGATGACACATCAACAGCGATTGATGTTGAGTCAGGCAACACATTAACCATCGCTGGTTCAGGAACAGTTTCAACAGCGGCATCAGGACAGACACTTACAATCACTGGCACAGGCATATCAGCCACCAGCACAGACACGCTACAGAACAAAACAATCAACACAGCCAACAACACAATCACAATCAATGAAGCGGACATCTCTGACCTGGGTTCTTACATCACAGCGTCAAGCACAGACACACTCACAAACAAGACATTTGATGTTGAGGGCACAGGCAACTCAATCTCAAACATTGATGTGGCTGACCTCAAGACAGGAGTGTTGGACACTGACCTTTCAACAGTTTCAGCGTCAGATGACACTTTGGCATCTGCCAAGGCCATCAAGGCCTATGTGGACGCGGAGGATGCCAACATAGCATCAGACACTTTAACATTCACCAACAAGTCAGGCAACATATCACAGTGGACCAATGACTCAACCTACATCACAGCATCATCAACAGATACTTTGACAAATAAATCAGGCAACATCTCACAGTGGACCAATGACTCAGGTTATGTGACATCAGCAGGCATCACAGATGTTGTATCAGACACCACACCACAACTGGGTGGCGATCTGGATGTTAATGGCAACTCAATTGTTTCTGTTTCAAATGGCAACATTGTGTTGGCACCAAATGGCACAGGCAAGACCAAAGCAGGCAACCTACAGTATGATGAGGACATCACAGCACTGACATATGCCGCAACCATCACACCAGATGTGGCGGATGGCAATGTTAGGACAATTACACTCACAGGCAATTTAACTTTCAATGCTTTCACCAATCCAGTGGCTGGACAGACACTTACACTGATCATTGACACCAATGGCACAGGCAGGACCCTTAGTTCAACTATGCTGTTCGCGGGCGGATCTAAGACTTTGAGCACCACAGACACCACAGACATCTTGACTGTGATGTATGATGGCACAAACTATTGGGCAAACCTTGTCAAAAACTTCAGTTAAGGGGGAACACAGATGCCTTTAGGATTTGGAAGAAGCATAATTGGTACAACAACAGCGGCACCAGTGCCAGCCAGGGACGCTGTCACAGTCACAGCCAATGGCAATGCCCAGTTAGACACAGCACAGACCAAGTTTGGCAGTGCCAGTGCTCTGTTTGATGGCACAGGCGACTACCTGACATTTGATTCAAATATGATGGGCACAGGAAGTTTCACTTTTGAAATGTTCTTCAGGCCAACCGCTATAGGTACACTCACACCAATATGGTGGTGTAAGAGCAGTGTAGGTGCCAATGATGGTGGTCTTTATATGAACTCAACAGGCGGTTTGACTTGGTGGAATCCAAACTCAGACAGTGGAGTAAGTGCCAATGTCAACTCCAGCGATGGTTTTGGAAACATCAGTGCTGGCACCTGGTATCATATCGCTTGTATGTGGGATGGCACAGACAGATATATGAGTGTGAATGGCACAGTCACTTCAAGGGATGACACCAATTGGTTGGGAGGCACCGCCACAGATGTGTTAGAGATTGGTAGGGCATCCTACACAGGCACTGTGTTCACAGCAACTGACATTGATGGACACCTTGATGAGATAAGGATGAGCGATGTGGTCAGGGCAGGCTACACATCAACCTTCACAGCACCAACATCAGCGTTCAGCAATGATGCTGACACCACAATGTTGCTACACTGTGATGGCACAGATGGTTCAACCACATTCACTGATGACACAACCACATAGGAGCAGATATGGCACAATACTTGATCAAAGCAACAGACACAGACAACACAGAATACACCATCAGGGTGGCATCAACCCAGGCGGAGGCTGAGTCAGAGAAGTCGCAATTGGACTCAGACAACACCTATCCAAACCTGACTGGTAGATACTTCATCACTGAAGTGTAGTGGCTGTCCGCGTACAGGATAATTTCACCTACATACACATACCCAAGTGTGCTGGTCTGTCAGTGACCAAATGGCTGTGTGACCACCATCGCACCCAGACCACAGCACATCCACACACAAGGTTTGACCAATTGGCACCAGCGTGGAGGGACCACACTGTGGCAGTGGTCAGGAACCCCTGGGACAGGCTGTTGAGCCTTTATGAACACCACAGGCGGTATCTTACCTTGAACAAGGATCCACTCCTGCTGATGCCAATATTGGATGAGGGGTTTGAGGCATTTGTGATGGAACATTCACACAGGGTATTCACCTTCAAGCGGCACAAACTAAACAAACTTGACAAGTGTTGGGCCAACCAGACACAACATCAGTTTGTGGATGCCAAGACACACACAATAAGATTTGAACAGTTGGCACAGGGATTGAGTCAATACCTGGCACAGTTCAACATCAAGTACACACCATTGCCACACATCAACTCCAAACAGGACAAGACACACTACACACAGAGATACACCCAACAGATGATTGATAGGGTCAGTGAAATATGGCACACTGACATAGATCTGTTTGGATATGAATTTGGATCTTAGTGTTTGTATATTTCAAACAGGGATCTTGGTTAAATAAACTTGTTATAACAAACAAACTTTAAATTTAAAGGAAGGAAATCACCATATGGCAAATTTGTCAAACTACGCTGAGAACAAGGTGCTTGATCACCTGTTCAAGAACACAGCATACACATCGCCAACAGCATACATTGGCTATTTCAACAACTCAATCACTGATGATTCAGTGCCAACAGAAGTTTCTGGCAATGGATACGCCAGGGTAGAGATATCTTCAAAGATGGGATCTGCCAGTTCAGGCACAATCTCAAACACCACAGCGATAACATTCCCAGCGGCATCAGGTGGAGATCACGGTGTGATCACAGCCATCGCGATATATGACGCGGCATCAGGTGGGAATCAGATCGCGTATGGAGATCTTACCACAGCAAAAACAATAAGTGATGGGGATCAACTGAACATAGCAATTGGAAATCTACAAATTTCTATAGACTAATCGCTGTCTATACCAGGAGGTAATAGATGGCCATTGTCCAAGCATCAGTAAAAACCATTGAGCACAACCTGGCCATTGGTCAGGAGACCTACTTTGTTGACCAATATGTGAGCCTTGGCTACACCAGGCACACCTTTGAGGCACAACAGTGGGATGTTGGTTATGCTGACCTGGACATTGTCACCACCATTGGTGAGCAGTCCTACTTTGACACACAGGACTACATCAAGCCAGGCTACTTTAGGGGCACCACAGACACATTCATCACAACCAATGTGGATGCTGATGTTTCAGTGCCAATCACAGCGGTGGTTGGTCAGGAGAGGTACCTTGACAACACCAACTACATCACCAACAACTACTTCCAGAACACAGTAGATGCCACAGTAGAGCAGACAGCGTCTGAATCCATACTGTCATCCACAGTGACGCTGACAGCGGAGGCCTTTGAACTCAGACAGGCAGAGGTGATCATTGCCAGCGAGGTCAGGACTGGACCAAACTATGTGGAGTTCAACAACTATGTTGAGGACTCCGCGGACTACTTTGAGTTCTCCACACCAAGCACAGTGACAGCGGATGCTGTGATTGATTCCAGCATAGCAGGCACAGTGAATATGACAGCCAACGCTGACTTTGTGGCTGACATCATAATATCCAGTAGCCTGAGCATTGTGGCCATTGGTGGAGGTGAGAAACCAGGTGAGGCCAGCATCGCCGCCACAGTCAATGTGAACTGTGATCCAGATGAGATACAGGCGGGCACAATCAATGCCAGCATCACAGCATCAACCAACATATTCGCGGGTGCCAACAGGACAGCGTCAGCCAGTGCTGACATAGAACTGGCGGATGTCACAGTGGTGGCGTCAGCGGTGCCAACAGGTATATCAATCTTTGGTGGATCATTGGATCTATTGGTTGGAGCGGGCGTGATCAGGGACAACCCAAGATACACATTGTTAATACCAGAGGAAACAAGAGTAAATACAATCACACAAGAAACCAGAGAGGTCATAATACCTCAGGAAACCAGAGAATTGGAGTTTGAAGTATAGGATATGGCGAACACAACAGGATTTTTTAAAAACCAACAAGGCATCAGCATAGAGAAGGACCCAACAGCCAATGTGGCATACACACTGGATTGGAGCCAGTATCTACCAACCAACACAATAATATCATCAACTACCATCACAATTGAAACCATCACAGGGGATTCTTCACCACTACAACATCCAACAGACGCCGCGACAGATGTCACAATCATATCTGATACAAAGGTGAGGATTAGGGTGGAAGGTGGCTCAGATGGCAATGTCTATGACATAGCCTGTCAGATCACAACAGATGGAGGTGATGTTGACACCAGACACTTCAAGGTAGTGGTGAAAGAAAGAAACTTGATATAATGGAAACAGAGAACAGACAAGAAGAATTCAAACCCACATTCAAGAGGAAGGCCATAGACAAGGATATGGTGTACAGGATGGCCTGCCTTATGTGTTCCTATGATGAGATAGGTGGTGTGTTTGGAGTCACAGGCACAGCCATACAGAAGAAATACAAGAAGATAGTGGAACTGGGCAGGGCCGCTGGCAAGAAGTCACTGAGGAAGGCACAGTGGGAGAAGGCCTTGGCTGGAGACACAAGATTACTAATGTTCCTTGGAAAGAATTACCTTGGTCAGTCAGACAATGGTGAGCAGACTGAGGACAACAAACCTTTACCTTGGGATGAAGAAGCATAATGGGATTTGATTTAGACAACACAAACTCGCAGAACAGACAGGCACCAAAGAACCTTCACATAGCAAGGGGTGACTGGAATGACCTATCACACATCAACAAGTTTGGATACAACTCAGCACTGTCAACAGCATATGAGACTGTGTGGGATGGTGGGGCGATCTATGCCTACCCAGGTTCAGCATTGGCTATGACATTGACATCAGCGGGTGGTGGCACAGACAATGGAGTACAGGTGAATGTTGAAGGGCTTGACACCAACTATGATCAAGTCAACCAGACAGTGACCTTGGCGGGTTCAGGCACAGCCACAACCACAACAGAATTTTTGAGAGTTTTCAGGGCCTACATAGTGGGCTCACAGGCACCAACAGGCAACATCACAATAGCCAATGGTGGCACAACATACGCCCAGATAACATTGGGCAACAACCAGACATTGATGGCGGTGTACACAGTGCCAAGGAACAAGAGGGCATACATCATCAAGTTCCAGGGATCTGTGGGCAAGGACAAACAGGCCATCTTCAGGGGGATGGCGAGACCATTTGGTGGTGTGTTCCAGAACAAGGGACAATGGATCACCAGTTCAGGTCCTGTTGAGTATGAATACCCTGTGCCATTGAAGTTTGATCAGAAAACAGATTTTGAAATTAGATGTAAGGCGGACGCCACCACAGAGGGCGGAGCGATCTTTGACATCATATTGGAGGAACATAGATACTAATGAAATTATCAGTACCACAATCAGAAGTGGCCAAGTCAAAGGCAAGATTCCGCGTTTTGGCGTGTGGCAGGCGTTGGGGGAAAACAACCTTGGCCATCAGGGAACTGGCATACCACGCCAAGGAACCTGAATCTGTCTGTTGGTATCTCACAGGATCATACAG